CTGGATGATCTAGTGTTCCTGCTGCATGTTCAATTGCATATGCAAACTTATGCGCTAAACTTGTAAATGATTTCTCATAGGGAACATATGTAATAAACTCTGCACCTGTTTCATATAAAGCTCCATAGTCCGTTGTAATACAATAAAGTCCTGCTGCCATTGCCTCCAATGCTGATATACAAAATGTTTCTTCCCAAATACTTGGAAAAGCAAAGATATGATATTTGTGTAAATTTTCTCTTATATATTCATGAGGTTTATAACCAATGTAATTTACATTAGGAAGTGCTTTAGCTTGTTCATATAATTCTTGATACTGTGAATCATTTGCTTCTTTAAATGAATCTCCATAAACTTGTGTTGAAGAATAAACATCTAAACTAATAAGAGGGTTTTTAACAAGTTGCATTGCAGCAAGTATTACATTTAATCCTCTCCATGGAGTTGGATGAAATATAAGTTTAATAGGTTCACCTTTTACATGTCTTGTTCTTGGAACAATAGGAACTACGCCATTTTTTATAACAATAGATTTTTCTGTTGGTATATCAAAGTAATATCTAAACTTTTCATAATTCCAATGAGAGTTAAATACATACCAATCATATTTAGAATGATTTGATTTGTCTTTAAACCATGGTGCAAGATTGGGTTGGTCATAAGAATTCTTTTGCCAAAGGATATTTACTTTATCAGGATGTAATGGAACTTTACCAGGAACCGATGTACATATTTGTACTTGATCTAATAATTTTTTATCTACATGTTTTTCTAAAAACTCAAACTGTAATTCTGTACCACCTCTAGGTTTCATTTTTCACTCATAAATTTCTTAAATACTTCTAATCCTTTATTAGTAACTTTGACTACAACGTCTCTACTAATATCTTGTGGATCAACGTTAGCAGCTTTAAGTTCTTCTTCGTCTTTATAAACTTGACCTGTTTTTTTATTCTTTATTATTGTTACTGTTTCAGTTTCAATATTATATTCTTTATTGGCCATTCTGATCGTCTCTATTTATTTCTAGTATTGCTATAGTTGCACTTATACCAGAAATATTAGAACTTTCAAGTCTTATAGTATCATTCTCTTCTAAAATAACAGGTCCTTTTGCTATATTACAAATGGTAGGCCCTGAAATTGAAGCATATGCGATTTGATAAATAGTAGAAACAGAATCATCATTAATAGATGCTTTTAATATCTTACTTCCAGATTCATTAGTCACTTGTATGTTTTGAATGATTGCATTGGCATTTGATGGACATGTATATACAGTTACAGCAGTTGTAGTGATAGGATCATAGAATGCGTTTTTATAAAAATTTGCCATAGTATTATTGTGTTAAATCAAAAAAGTTTAAAGATCCAATTATGTCTCCAGTGCCAGTTATTGTCCTAGCTCCAAGAGTATATACATCACTTGTTCCACTAATAGAGGCACCTAATTGAGTATCCCAGTTAAATGATCCTGGTTCATTTAAAGGAACATTTCCTAAAACAGAAGAGGCAACATAGTCTAATTGAGTAATAGTTCCACCAGTCATTGCAGTCGCAGCAACATCATATTCAACATTAGCATCACTTGCTACAGCAGAGAAAGAAGCACTTGTTAATGTCGCATTTTTAACAAGTTGTATTTCAAAATCATCAGCACTAGTTGGTAAAACTTTAAGTGAACTTGGTAATACAATTGCACCTAATGCAGTTGATGCAAGTCTAATAGAAACTAATGGTACTAGTGTTGTTCCAATACCTGTTAATGCAGTGGTTCTTTGTGCAACATGATTTATTGAAGTAGGTTCTAATCCACCTTCAGATATAACTGAAGAACAAATTTGTTTCATTGAAGAAGAAGATGCTGTTTCTGCAGTGTTTGTTATTTCATATCTTACAGGTAATATTGCAGTTGTCATATAAACAGAAGTTCCAGTAACGTTTGCCGTTTGGTAAGTATGACAAATTATATAAAGACCATTAATAATAAATCCACATCTAACATTACCAACACCTAACCATTCAAAATCCATCCATAAAATTTGTGGCTTAGTTAAATCTAATGTTAATCCACTAGGTCCAGTCCCGTCTAATTTATCACCATTCCAGTTAGCTTGTTCAACTCTTCTTGTTGTATTATCTACTGATCCACCAATATAAGTTCTTAAAACAAATGCTTTAGTTCCTGGAGATGCCCCAGTTAATTCAAAATAAAGTCCATTTTGAGTTCCAAAGTATCCACAACGTTGTCTTAAGTTTGCTTTAGGAGTATTCATTACAAATGTTGCAAGAACTAATAAACTTTTACCTGGTTGATAAAGCATTGATCTATAAGATTGCCTAACAACTTCAGCACCAGATGCAGTTGTTACATCTAATCTAACAGATGATTCATTTGGTAAATAAGTAGTAGATCCACCGGTAACAGTTGCTGTGTCAAATTGATTATCTATTGCATATCTATTTTGAGAATCAAATAATGAATAAGGTGAAGCTACTCTTAATCTCCCAAATGCATCTACATTTGTTCCATTGATACTTACTGGTTGTGTAGTAACATTTATATTTTCGCAACTCATTAGCAGCCAAACCTTAAGTTAAACCAAGTAAATCTTTCTACTTGTTGTTTTAAATCTTCTTGAAAAGAAAAGTTTAACTGATCTTTTAAAGTTTCCAATGCTTGCAGAACTTGTCTTTGATTTTCAGAAGAATATTCCTGACTTGGTTCTGGTATATATGTTGTAATCTTTGCCATTATCTTCTTCCATCAGGTTGAATATCTACTCTAAATAATCCATATCTCCAGTTTTCATCAGTAGATTCATTTTCAACTTTAATACTCATTAATCTATTTCTTGCTCTAGTATCTATCTTAGTTGTAGATGAAGTTACAGTGTAAGGTCCCAACATCTGACTATTTTGTGTTTGAGATGGATAATCTCTTAATAACAATGTTACTTTAGCATTTCCTGTAAGTATTTTAAAGTCCGGTATAAATCTATTTATCTTCATTAAATATTGACCATCTCCTTCAATATCTAAATCAAAATCTCCAGATTCAATATAAGCAGGAATAGCTGTTTTAACTCCTAATGCACTTACTTCATTAATGCCTGTTTCATGTTCGTAATATTCTGAAGCTCCATACGTATTAGTTACACCATTAATAGTTGGAAACGTTGGAGTTGTAGTAGGTAAATATTTAGTTGCATATGGCTTATCAAATGTTTGAGCATCTGAATAAGTTGTTCTAGCAAGTGACATTGTAGTCCAAGTGTTTTCAACAAAATTATAAACTACAGATCTATTAATTTGATTTTCATTTGCACTTGGATAAAACCAAACTACTTCATTAAATAAACTATTATGTGAACCATAAATAATATCAGATGCTCCATAATTTATTCCTAAATTATCCCCACCCGTTGTAAATACATAATCTTCAACAAGAGATGGTAATTGTTTAACGGTACCATCATAGACAAAAAATCCTCCACCATAACCCATCCAAAATACAGCACCTTGTGCAAAAACTATTGAATGCTGACCAATACATCCACAATTTGTACCAACCTGTCTAATTGAAAATACAAAAGGAGGTCCTACGAACTGCATCACATAAGCAGCTTGATCAGTTAAAATAAATATATAATCTTTACCTTGCACAGCTCCTACAATGTAATTACCCGTATCTAATCTAAATGTTCCTGCAGTATTTGTTGCAGTTGGTGCCCAAGTGCTATAATCTTCTTGGTTTGAAAATCTTATAAACATTGGATCTTGTGTAGATGGTGTTCCAATAGTTGTCTCAGTTCCAAGTGCAATTAAATGTCTATCTCTATCAGATACTATAGTCATAACAGATGCAGTTGGAGCTCCAGATATTACTGTTGCTCTAATTTGTAATGCACCTGCAGTTGATGGATTCCAAGAAAATGTTTTACCATTTTTAACTGTTGCAATTAATATTTGACCAAAATTATCTAAAGACCAGTTCCCTGGTGATAATATAACTGTAGAAGCAGAAGATGCTTGACCCCAACCAACTCCACCAACAAAAGATCCCCATGTAGCCGTACCCCATCCATAACCAGATGTTTGAGCAACTGGTCCAATATTAACATAAGGTGCAACTGATAATGTTCCACCTGTTGTAACACCTGTTCCTGTTTCAGTTGTTGGCATTGTAATAGTAAAAGTACCAGTCGTAGGAACTGTAATTACTTCAAAAATATTATTAGTAAAACTTGATGATACATAACCTGTTGTAGGTGCTCCAGGTGTTGTTGCTGCAGTAAATTTAATATAATCTCCAACAGATAATCCATGATTTGCTTTAGTGATGGTAACTGTTGCAGATCCTGTTGTTGAACTATAAGTACATGAAGTTAAAGTTGTACCAAGAGGTGTAATATCATAAAATGCACCTGAATAATAAATTACAAGTAATTTATTAGTTCCAATTGCAGCATATCTATTTCCATCTAAATCTGTCCAAGTATGTTGAGCTCTTGCAACTCCTGCTAATTCTTTATTTAAAATCTCTCTCCACCCACCTATTTTTTCAGGATAACCATAACGAAAACGTACAAAATCACCATCAATCCACTGACCTTCAGCGGCAGTTGCGGTATCTTGTTTATTAAATCCAGCTTTTAGTGGTATCTTCTTTAATGGCATAACTTGAATTATATACGCCTTTTTGCTATTATACAACGCAGAAATTAAAAGGATAAAGATAATATGTCAATCAATTTACCACTAAAAGTAGACAATCTATTTTGTACCCCAGTCTATAGTTTATTAATGCCAACCTTCTTAAATGAGGTAAATAAAATATCTGACAAATATATTGAAGAAGCTAAAAAGAATAATGAAAAAATTATAGAGGAAAGAAATAATTTTTTAGGAAAAGATTTAAAAGACTTTGCCGTGGTCCATCATTCTGCATTTATGGGTAATGATCCTGAACTCAAAGAATTTAAAGCATTTATAAAAGATACTTCTTATACTATTTTATCAGATCAAGGTTATGATTTATCTGGACACAAACTTTATTTTAAAGATTTATGGGTGCAAGAATTTCCTAAAGCTGGTGGTGGTGAGCATTGGCCCCACATTCATGAGAGTAGTCATATATCAGGATTCTATTTTTTAAAATGTTCGCCTAAGACATCTATGCCAGTGTTCCATGATCCAAGGCCCGCTAAATGGATTACTGAACTTCCTATGAAGAATGAATCAGTACAATATGCCTATAATCGTTTTTCATATCCCGTGCTTCCTGGAACATTTGTATTTTTTAATTCTTATTTAACACATCAATATGTATTGGATGCTGGAATTGAACCATTTAGATTTGTTCATTTCAATGTTCAAGCATTTAAACCTTATGAGGAAAACGTATGATTGTTTTAGATGAAATAAAAAATGAAGAAAGTTTTTCACATAGTATGGTTGTTACTTATCCAAGAACAATTCAAATATCTCATGGTGTTTATGATAATGTTGTTGACATGATGAATATGTGTACAATGATTGCACAAAATTTAGATACAACAGAACTTACAAATGTTTATGGTGGATATATTCCAGATGAAGCCTGTGATCAAGCAATAGAGTTATTCAAAAAATATAACGAATTTAATAAGGTATTTTCAAGATTTACTTCAGAAGGAACAACACAAGATAGAAAAGACGATAAACAATTATTCTGCACTGGAGATGTTTTAACAGATGAAGAATTTAATGTTAATAAATTAAAATCATTAATGGTCAATTTTGATATGGCATTAAGACATTATTACACTGAAACCAATGTTAAAAAATACACAGCAGAAGACATTATAACTGATCATGTTAAAATCCAAAAAACTATACCTTCTCAAGGTTATCATGTATGGCATATAGAACATGCTGCAGAAAGGGATATGGCAAAAAGAGTTCTTGTCTATTCCATATATTTAAATACCGTTGAAGATGGTGGTGAAACTGAATTTTTATATCAATCACAAAGAGTAAAACCAGTTAAAGGTAGAATTGTAATATGGCCAGCTGGATTTCCATATGTACATAGAGGCAATCCTCCATTAAGTGGAGAAAAATATATTGTTACTTCTTGGATTTCTTTTAAATAAGTAATTTACAAAAGACGTAACAGGAAACATCTCAGGCTCGACTGGTAGTACCACTTTAACAACTTGTCAGATACCTGCTCATGGACATAATCTAACCGCACCTCAAATTCTGAATGTAATTTATAGATCATCAATGTGTGCAATGGCTGGTGGTAATTTAGGAATGTGTGGTGCAGGGTCAGTTAGAACAAATCAAGCAGTTACAGCAGCTAATACTGGTGGTGGAAGTTCTCATTCTCATACTCTATCAGCTAATTTCGTAGGATCAGCGACTAGTAGTTTACCTCCATATTTAGTTCTTATATACATTATTAAGACGTAAAAGACGTAACAGGAAACATCTCAGGCTCGACTGGTAGTACCACTTTAACTACTCAACAAATTGCCTCTCATAGTCATAATTTCGGAGCTAATCGTAGTATGTGTGAACCAGCAAATCCAGGTGGAGCAGGTGCTATGGGAATGGGAGCCAATAGTACAAGTAGCACAGGTGGCGGACAATCTCATGATCATACCTTGTCAGCTAATTTCGTAGGTTCCTCTGTTTCAACATTACAACCATATTTAGTTTTAGTTTATATTATTAAAACTTAATCTGTTTATCTTTCAAAAGACGTAACAGGAAACATCTCAGGCTCGACTGGTAGTACCACTTTAACGTCATGTCAAATCCCCTCTCATTCTCATGGTCTCCAAACATCAGGTAATTGTCAAGGTGGTGGTCTTACTTTTACAGGTATGGGTGTAGCTAGAAACACAGGTTCAACAGGCGGCGGACAATCTCATAATCACAACTTATCTGCTAACTTCTCAGGTTCAGCTAATTCAGTATTACAACCATATTTAGTTCTCATATACATTATTAAAACCTAATCTTTCAAAAGACGGAACAGGAAACATCTCAGGCTCGACTGGTAGTACCACTTTAACAGTAAATCAAATCCCATCCCATACTCATAGTATGCGTACTATGGGATGTAATGGAGTAAATATAGGTGGTGGAGCTGATACAGGTCTTAGCATGGGTAACACCGGAGGCACAGGAGGAGGTCAATCACATGATCATACCTTGTCAGCTAACTTTGTAGGATCATCAACTTCAATATTACAACCTTACTTAGTTTTAATATACATTATTAAAACCTAACCTTTCAAAAGACGGAACAGGAAACATCTCAGGCTCGACTGGTAGTACCACTTTAACAGTTCAGCAAATCCCTAGCCATTCTCATTCGGGAACAACCATGAATAATCCAGTAAATGGAAATGGTTGTGAGCCAGAAGGGGCAAGTGGATCAAATACAGGTAGTACAGGTGGTGGTCAGGGACATGATCATAATTTATCAGCTAATTTTGTAGGTTCTTCTATTTCAACATTATCTCCATATTTAGTTCTCATTTACATTATTAAAACCTAATCTTATCTCTTTCAAAAGACGAATCAGGAAACATCTCAGGCTCGACTGGTAGTACCACTTTAACTACTCAACAGATCCCTTCTCATGCTCACAATTTTAATAGAGCAGGATGTGGTACAGATGATCAAGCTGAGGGTGTTCAGGCAAGAAGTGTTGCTCAACAAAGACCAAATTTTGGTGGTATTGCAAACGCCGGTGGCGGTCAATCTCATGATCACACTTTGTCAGCTAACTTTGTCGGATCCTCAACTTCAACATTACAACCTTACTTAGTTTTAGTTTATATTATTAAAACTTAATCTGTTTATCTTTCAAAAGACGTAACAGGAAACATCTCAGGCTCGACTGGTAGTACCACTTTAACTACTCAACAGATCGCTTCACATAGTCATAATCTTTCTGGTGGTCCTTATGGTGGAATGGCTTCTCAAGTATCATTAGGAACCAGTGGATGTTTTAGTAACAGCACTAGTAATACAGGTGGTGGTCAATCTCATGATCATACATTATCAGCTAACTTTGTAGGATCAGCAAACTCGGTTCTTCAACCTTATTTAGTATTAATATATATTATAAAGACTTAAGAGACATTCTTAAGGTTATTGATTACTTATACTTAATTATTAATTATGGTCTTGGACCAATTCTTGCAACTTTTTCTTCTGAAGTTTCAGCTCTCTTAGATCCGTCAGCCAATGTTATTTGAACATTGTTCTTGTCCCAAGAAACTTGGGCCTGGTAAGTTTGTTCAGTTAAATTGAATCTATCAATATATTTCTGTAATGTAGATACATCGGTAATAGGAACATTACCTTTACCTGAAGATGTTTTATACTCAATTTCTTTTTGACCGTCTGAATGATACTGAATAGCATGAATATCACTAGGAACAGATGCCCAGAATTCTGAATCATTATTAATAACATGACAACGTCTATTAGGATGTTGACACTCTATAGTCTCTAAATAAATAGCTTGATCGCTTGGTATAACTGTTAAATGCATAAATATCTCCTTGTCTATTAATAATATAGAAAATTATTTAAAAAGGCAAGTGGTAATATTAAGAGAATAATTATGTCTTAATAATATAAATAAGTACTAAATAAGGAGGTAAACTACTAGTTGCTGATCCTACGAAATTAGCAGTTAAGTTATGAGAATGTGATTGACCACCTCCTGTGCTTGATGAAGCTGCATTGGAATTTCCTGGTACGGTGCAGTTTAGTAATGAAAATGAACACATAGACGATACTCTTAGTGGGTAACTATGACTATGGCTTGGAATCTGCTGAACTGTTAAAGTGGTACTACCAGTCGAGCCTGAGATGTTTCCTGTTGGCGTCACGGTATTTGCGCCGCCTGTTTGAGCCAAAGATTTTGTATTTGATTTGTTTACAACTGTTCTATCTGTTAAATCAGGTACGTTAAAATTTCCACCACCTGGATTACCATATGTATAACCAATTACTGCAAATAATGCAGCATAAGTTGTTGTTGAAACTGCTTGACCATTACATTCTAAAAATCCAGATGGAATTGAAGCTGAACCCCAAGGTACAACTATTCCAGTATTGACACCTTCAATACCTGTTAAATATGCTCCATCGTAATTATATTTTGTTTGTGCGTAATTTACATTTGCCATGTTTTATTTCTCCCTATAAGTCCAACCAACAGTAGCATCACCAGAATAAATCAAAGTAAATCCAGCGCCTTCTGTATTAACAATAAGGTTACCGTTGTTATTTGTTATATTAGATCCATTTTGACCTAAAGTCAAAGGTTTGGTATCAAAAGTATATCCAGCATCCACTACAGATACAATATCACCAGCTGCAGGAGATGCTGGTAATGTTAATGTGAAAGAAGTTGTTGCTGTATTTGCTAATATTGCAGATCCTGGTTGAACAGTTGCAGCTGAAGATACTGTTCTCCAAATTTGTTGCATTTGAATTAAATTTACATTTGTTCCATCAGCATAAAGTGTATATCTATTTCCTTGTGCTAATTTAATTCCAGTTCCAGAAGATGTTTTAAAAGTTAAAGTATAAACACCTTGAGTAACTTGGTTATTTACAAAATATGTTTTTTCAATTGAATCCGGTACTGTTACGTTTACGTTTCCAGATAATGTTCCAGTTAAATTAATAACTGCATTTTTACCTGTTGATACTGCTCCATCTGTAAATGTAAGAGAAAGTCCTGTTGTTGCGTTAACTGCTAGTGATTGATAACCAGCGATTGCTTGTTGAATAATATATAGGTTAGTATTTGTAATTTGACCCCATGTACCAGCGTTTTCGCCAGTTGCCATTATTGATAGCTTAAGATCTGATGAATATATTGTAGCCATTTAATTCCTTATATTGTTCTTATTAAAATATTTATCATTTTTTGTCAATCAATACAACCTCTATATTATGCTGCTACTTCTGTCCAATTTATTGATTGTCCAGTGTTTACAGGAGCCCAAGCGCCCACATATAATTGACCAGTTGTACCTGTCAAGCTATTTCCAGTAACATTTGCAATAACATCTGTTTTAGCAACTACTGAATTTAAGGATAATGTTAAACTTTGACCTGTTAAACTTACAGGAGTATTTAAATCTATAGTTACACTATTTAATGAAGTATTTAATAATTGACCAGTTAAGATAGCTGTAACAGCTATATCTATTATTACATCATTAGATAAAAATGTTATATTTAATTCTTGACCTGTTACATTAGCATCAGGAGCAGGATCTACTGTACCAAGGGCTGTAATAAGTGGATTTTCAAATACTGGAACTTGAACGGATCCACCTGCTGAAATTCCAACATTACTTTCAAGAACATGAATTAATTCCTCACCTGTTACTAAAACATCTGCATCAATAGCAAATGATACGGAATTTAAAGACGTATTCAATAATTGTCCTGTAACATTTACAGGAGTTATTAAATCAACAGTGGTATTTCCTTCTGATAAACTAAGACCAATATTTTCTCCCCAAGAACTACTTCCCCAACTTCCACTACTCCATGTTGTAGGTGTTCCTGGTGCTGTTACTGGTACAAAAATAGTTTCAAATGCGCCAACACTACCTAAAGTTAAATTTGCTAAATTAGTTGTAGGAACTACACTTCCATCAATTGTAAAAGTAACACTATTTAAATTTAAATTTAATTCTACTTCTTCAGATGCAGGGATTTGAATAGAACCTCCCGCAGAAATTCCAATATTACTTTCAAGAACTTTAACTAATTGTTCACCTGTTACTAAAACAGTAACATCATTTTGTCCACCAAAGGTTCCTGCACTCCAATTTAATTCGCCCCAAGCTGAATTGGCCATGCCAGAGTACTCCTATTAAGAGATTCTGATAATAGCTGCTGTACTTGTAAAAGCTGGGAATTGAATAGTGAATGTTCCTGAAGTAGCTGTCTTATCAGTCGTAAAGTTTAATACTGCAACTGCAGCATTACTAAACGATGTGTTATATATCAATGCACCTCTTGCAGTTAAAG